CGCGAGAAACAGATCGTTCATCACAGAGGCTTCCGTTCCGCGGTAACCGACGACGATTAGAGGGTGATCGCGGAGAAGCGGCTTCAGACGGTCAACAAGCTGCCCATCAAGAGATTGAACCTCGTCCGTGAGATTCTTGTCAGTGTAGTGCTTGACCGACCCGTGCAGAAAAACCAATTGCGGATCTTGGGGCACCGAGCTGAACATAATGTAGTCAGCTGGAGTGCTGATGCTGACAAGGCGATGTGGCCGGTTGTGCTGGATGGCTGCCCTTTCCAGGCACTGATCGAAATTTGTGGTGAGAACGGTTGAGATCCAGCCTTGGTGGAGAATCTGAGTTAGTGCGACATATCCTCGCGAAGGGGGGACATCTGGGGGATTGATAAGCTGCTCAAAGAACTCTCGACGATCACTCTTCACACCGAGCAGGTTATCGATCGCGTCGGGATAGAGGTCGCCGAGCGCGAGCTTCGGCTTGTACCAGGGTTGCGCGGTAAGCCATGGCCAATAATCCGAACGCCTGATTGACATGTCACTTGGGTGTCGACCATTCTCCTTGCACCACGCCCATCGGGCCACCCTCTCAACAGTCTTCCCAGCTCCGGGGATGCCTGATGTGATCGAGGCGCCAGCGCCCAGGAGCAACACCGGCTCGGAGCCATCCATTAGGAGAGAGCGCAACCGGCCTGGCGAAGAAATGCGCAGGGCCGTCGCACTCGATCCTGAACTTCCCAAACTCGTCGCCGGTTGATTCATCGCACCCAACGCAGTGATCTCGGCTGTTGGATTGGGCGAGCAAACAGCAAAGTCGGCGCCAAAACGAAGCTCTTCGATTCGTCAACGCAATATTGCGAGAGATTCGCTCAAGTGAGTCAAGCTACGCGAAAACATCTGCTAATTATTTGCTTTATCCACAGGTTAGCGAACCCAAGTTTCGGGTTTACCTTGGCGAATTCCGACGGTGCTTGGGTTCTCGCAATAAGCGGCAAGCCGGCCTTCTCAAAAGAGCTCGCGACGTGCGGCTACCGAAGGCCAAGAACTCGCAAGCGTACCGCGTGCGCAACGTCATGGCTGTTCCTTGTAGTGAAGGGAACCTCGAAATGTCCCACAATTAAAGTTACACGCGCATCTGAGCGCGCCATGACAGTTCATCGGTATCGCTCAATCCGGCAGATGATTTTACACTCAAATGATTGCCTAGGATGATGGCTCTTGTGATCCGTGGCGCGAGGAACGCGAGCCGCAATCCAATTCGCACGTTCTTCGGGTGAATTTTCGCGGCGCGGCCAAGCTCCTCAATTGATCCATACGTGCCATCTTGTAGCTGTTTGAGCCACAGATGAGCTCTCACTAAAGCCTGCACGAGTTCTGGCTTAGGTTGTCCCTGGACGGCCACACCGACGTTAGCTTCCGCGGATTCGCTGACCTCAGCAAATCCGTTCTTCTTGGGTCGAGACCATGGAATTTCGAGCGCTGGCGAGGGGCCACCGGGGTTCTGGCGTGATGCGGTCTCCTTAAGGTCGATGGCGATCTTGGTGGATCGGACGACTATTCGTTGCACCAAGCGATCGAGCAATTCTCGTGGGGTGATGGCGCTCTCATTTCCAGCTTCGTCGGCGTGTTTGCGCAGGACGTTGAGCGTGGACTTTTCGATTTCAGTGGCCGAAACACGCGCGATTGAGCCAGCCTCCTTTTTGCGCCCTCTGAGCAAAGCTGCGCTGACGTAAAACGGATATCGCACGCCGTTCTTGATCGAGTAGCTCGGGCTCATTCGGTTGCCGCGGTCGTCATAGAGGAGCCCAGTGAGGAGGACTCCTGTTTCTGCTCGCCGCTTGGTGCGCTTGACCGCGTTGGCCTTGAGAACCTCCTGGACGCGCTCGAATATGTCGCGGTCGAGGATCGGCTCGTGCTCGGCCTTGAACCATTTGCCGGCGTGGCCGACCTCGCCCAGATAGGTTCGGTTTTTCAGAAGGTAGACGAGGGAGCCGTAATTGAACGGCACGCCGCCCGCGGTCCTGCCTTTCAGCGGCCGCTTCTTGGTGATGACGCGTTTGCGATCGAGTTCCTCGATCAGCTTCGGAACGGATTTCAGGGAGAGGTAGCGCTCGAACATCATCCGGACCGTTCTGGCCTCGGCTTCATTGATGACGAGCTTCTTGTCCCTGCTGTCATAGCCGAGAGGCACGCTGCCGCCGGTCCATTTGCCCTTTTTGCGGGACGCCGCAACCTTGTCCCGCACCCGCTCGGACGACAGCTCTCGCTCGAACTGTGCAAAGGAGAGAAGGATGTTCAGGGTCAGCCGTCCCATTGAGGTCGTGGTGTTGAACTGCTGGGTGACGGCCACGAACGAGATCGATCTGGCATCGAAAACCTCGACCAACTTTGCAAAATCAGCGAGCGAGCGGGTGAGGCGGTCGATCTTGTAGACCACGACCACGTCGACGAGCCCTTGCTCAATGTCCTTGAGCAGCCGCTGCAGGGCAGGGCGCTCCAGGTTGCCGCCTGAGAAAGCCGGATCGTCATAGCGTCTGGGCAGGCAGGTCCAGCCTTCCGAGGCCTGCGACTTGATATAGGCCTCGCAGGCCTCCCTTTGCGCATGAAGGGAGTTGAACTCCAATTCCAGTCCGTGCTCTGTGGATTTGCGGGTGTAGATGGCGCAGCGCAGGGTTTTGCCTGCGGCTGGCCTAAGACTTGGCCTCCGCCTCACGACTGCAGCTCCCGGCTGTTGGCACGCAGGCCGAAGAACTTCGGTCCATTCCAGCGGGCGCCAGTGATCAGGCGGGCGATTTCCGAGAGGCTGGCATAGGGCTTTCCTTCATAGGCAAAGCCATCTTCCAGCACGATGACGCGGTGGCTCTTGCCCTTCCAGTCCCGCACCAGTACTGCGCCCGGCTTGATCCGGCGAGGCATGACAATGCGGCCGTCCTTGCTCTTGGCCTGCTGGGCGATGAGGTTGTTCAGGAGGCGCCGTGTTGCGGCATCCAAGCCGCCATAGGCCTGTTCCTGGATGCGGTAAGCGATGCTCCGTCGCAGGAGGTCCGGACCGAAGGCCTTGGGCGGCTCGGCCTTGAACAGCGCCTTGTAACGCAGGCGCAGCTCGGCTTTCGGCAGGGATCGAAGCCGATCGATCTCGGCTTCGATCTCATTCACGTATTCCGGCATCAGCGCGACCGCTTGCTAATTGTTCGCTTGGCCGGTTTGCGGGCGGGAACGGGTCGCCCGGATCTGGCGCGCGACTTCTGCGGGTTGCCTGGCGTGATGCGGTAGACCGCTTTCTCGGCCTCGCCGGACCGGACCAGATTGAGTTTCAACTTTCTGCGCACCACACCGGCGAGAAATCCGTGCACGGAATGTCTCTGCCAGCCGGTCGCTTTCATGATCGCTGCGATGCTCGCGCCCTCCTTGCGACGCAGGAGGTCGAGCACCTCGGCCTGCTTCGACGTGGATCGCGTCGGCTTTCCTCTTGGCTTGCTTTGTACGGCTCCAACTGAGGTGCCCGCCTTCCGGCGAGATGAAGGCTTAGCTACGCTATCAGGCGTTGGGGCGCTCGAACCGTTCGCAAGATTGTCCTGCATCTGTGTCTCCGTGGTTGCGACAGCGGCGCTGTCACCACCTCGGCCGCGCCATGCGTGCGCATGCGCGGCTACCGGGATTCGGAGAGGGGAGCGGTTTTAAGTCCTTGAAAATCGGTGGAGCAGTTCCTCGGCATCAAGAATGTGCGCAACTTGCCAAGCCAGTTCAGCGATTTCGCTTGCAGCTTCGACCGCCTGTTCGAGCTCGTTGCTTTCGGCCAGGTTTCGGGCTTTCCGCAGTCGTCGGTGGATCTCTTTCAGTTCCTGCTTGAGCAAGGTCTTTGTTGCAGTGCGGTCTAGGGGCTTCGTCATGCCCACAGACATGCGTCCTTTGCCGCCGAAGTCGAGCGGAAAGAGAGCAACATTCTGGCTCATTGGGCGAACGATCGAGCATCTTGCGCCAGGGCATCTCGATCAATGACATCGGCTGATTTTCAACCGGCGGTACCCTTGAAAGTGGGTTCAAGCCGTTCATAGACTGGTTCGCCGAGCCGAAAGCCAGGCGAAAGAACCTCTGCGGCATTGGCGGTGGAGGGCATCATGGGACAAAGAATTTCGTCGTTTCAGGAAGCGCTGGAGCCCGAGACCTTGATCGTTCTCGCGGCCTCTTATGATCGCGCGATTGAGATCCTGACCCATACAGGCGAACTTCAAAATCAGTCCCCCGCCGTGTTGGAATTGCTGGCGCAGCAGATCATCAAACTCGGCCAGGAAGGCAGACGCGATCCAACGCGCCTGACGATTGACGCTCTGAAGTTCGTTCGAGCAAGCGATGTTTTCGACAAACCAATGCTCTCTGCCGTCCCGCCTGCGCGCTAGAGGAGCTCGAGCAACGACCGCTGCCGGCTGGTAATCCAGCGCAACCCTTGTGACAACGCATCGACCTGATCATCGAATTGCCCATGCGGAAAGGCGAGGATTTCGGCACGGAAATCGCCAAGCCAGTCGGCTTTCTTTGGCAAATACACAGCTCCGCCCTCGATCTTCGCTGATTGCGCGCTCATGCGGACAATCTTGTCGCCTTCAGGGAGTATTGGAATCACCGGTACGAATTTCGATCGCAGATCTTGGATCAAGCTTGTGCCTGAGCCCTTGTCTTCAATCAGAAGAGCAGTCGGTTTCCAGCGCTCGCGTTCGGCGAGAACGCGGCGCACAAGGCTGGGGTAATCCAGCCGTTCTCGAACAACATCGCGGATGAATATCCGCTCGCCAGAGGTCTGGAAGGTGATGCCGACGGTGTAATCGGCAAGCTCGGTGGCCTTCGAGGCCGTGTCCCAGCTGGTGACGATCTTGTCGTTGGACCCGAGGGGAGGGAGTTCGTCATAAGTTTCGAACCACTCCCAGCGAACCATGTTGCCGCCCGGTGGGACCGGGGCCTGCTGGTATTGCGCCGAGAACGTGCTTGAGCCCATGGCGATCTTCAGCTCATCGAGCACGAACCGGGGCTCGCGCGCCGGATGGAGCACTTCGCCGATCTGGCGCACATAGTGACGATTAGGGCCGGTGACGACCTTGGCCTCGCATTCTGCGATGGCCGGAAGGTTCAAATGTACCCACCCGCCTTTTTCCAGCACATGGCCGGCAAGGTCATCGACGTGGAGGCGCTGCATCACGAGGACGATCGCATCTTCGGTTTTATTATCGAGACGGGACAGGAGCGTCTCGTCGAACCAGGATTTGACTCTTGCGCGGGTTATTTCGGACGCAGCATCGCTCGCCTTGATTGGATCATCGATGATGATGAGATTGCCGCCGCGGCCGGTCAGCGTGCCGCCGGTTGTAGTCGCAAAACGGTAGCCATTACTGACAGTGTGCACTTCGTGTTCGGTGTTCTTCAGGCGGCGGATGCGGTTTTGCGGGAACAAGGCTTGGTACCAGTCCGACTGCATGACTGCCCGGCAGTCATTCGAGTGCTTCACGGACAGCTCGTTGGCGTAGCTGACGCAAACGATCTTTCGCGTCGGATCGCGGCCCAGGATCCAGGCGGGGAAGGCGACCGAGGCCGCGATCGACTTGAGCGATCGCGGTGGCATGGTGATCACTAGCCGCTTGATCTGACCTGCCTCGACTTGCTGGAGGTGCCAGGCAATCGCGCGGATATGCCAGTTGGGCAGGTACGTGGCGCCCGGCGTGATCTGCCCAAAGGCCTTGCCGATAAAGGAGGCAAGGTCTGTCCGCAGCAGCGCCTGCAAGAGGCGCTGCTGAGAGATGATATCGTGAGTGACAGAAGATCTTTTGACAGCATTAGTTGCCATCTTCCGGCTCCTCTTTACCTAAATGAGCCTGGAATTCGTCCAGTATGATTTGATCCAGCTCCTGCAACTCGGCAAGCTGTTCTTCGTTACCGGCTTTGACCCGTTCTTCGTGCTCCGATTGTTGAATCAGCAGGAAATAGACCTGCCTCGCGCGATGGTCGCCGTTTAACGCTGCCTTCAACGTTGTCCGCAGCAGGGCCTCACGCATCGTGATGCGTTTGGTTAGATCACCCTCTCGCATTGCTATCTTCTCAGATAGAATGTTCTTTGCGTGGTCACTCAGGCTCGGGGCTTTTTTGGGCCGTCCCTTCGGATTGCCGCTCTGTCCAGGCTTGAATTGGCCATGTCGTGGTGGCTTTTTGTAACCCACGTCGTAATTCCGCTTGGCACCTGGGGTGCCATTGCCATTCGAATTATGCATCACCTACCTGTTGGAGTTCGGGAAGCGCGCGCTGGCGCGCCGCTTGCATAATGGCAAGCTTGGTTGTGGCAATATCGTCAAACGTGCGGCCAGTTTCAGCATGAATGGCCTGCTCGCCGGCAGCTTTTTGCCAACGGCGTATGATCGCGTCGCAGTAAAGCGGATCGATTTCGATCACTCGAGCCTTGCGACCAGTTCGCTCTGCAGCGATTAGCGTCGTCCCCGAACCGCCGCAGGGATCAAGCACACTGTCGTTGCGACGGGTGACGTCCAGGATAGCATCGGCGACCAATGCTACCGGCTTCACCGTAGGATGTGCGCTCAGCGCCTCATCTCGTCCAGGTCGGAAGGTGTTGACCCCAGGATAGTCCCAGACATTGGAGCGTGAGCGACCGTGCTTCCCGAGCTCCACATTATTGATGTGCGTCGCTTGTCCGTGTTTGAAGACCAGGACAAGCTCATGCTTCGACCGGTAAAGCGATCCCATGCCGGCGTTGTTCTTGTTCCAGACGCACAGATTTTTTAGCTCACTGTAAGTCGCATGACCGGCGGCAAGGGTCTCCCTTAGGTGTCGCCAGTCCATACAGATGAAATGAATCGAACCGTCTTTGCTGTTCTGGGCCAGGTTGCCAAACAAACTCGCCAGAAAGCCTGTGAATTCAGCTTCCGACATCTCGCCCGAGGCCATGGCAAACTCACGATGCCGGGTTTTTCCCAAGCCGCTGACATGGCCGTCGATCTTCACGTTATAGGGCGGATCGGCAAAAATGGCGGCGGCTTTTTCGCCCTGCAGCAATTGGTCGTAGGCTCTTGGATCGAGCGCATCGCCATGCAGCAGACAATGCGCCCCGAGTTGCCATAAATCGCCCGGATTGGTGATCGGAAGAGCGCCTATTTCCGGCTCTGCAACGGTATCATCCGCGGACGACGCGCTTTCGCCAACCTCGGCGAAGGTGAGATCAATCTCCGCCATCGAGAAGCCCGTGAACTCGAGGTCAAAACCAAGTTTGATCAGATTCTGGAAGTCAAGGGCCAGAATACCTTTGTCCCAACCAGCGTTTTCTGCGAGCTTATTGTCGGCGATCATATAAGCGCGAATCTGAGCTTCATTCAGATGCGACAGCGTCAGGGTCGGCACCTCGTGCAGGCCAAGCAGCTTGGCTGCCTCGACACGACAATGTCCGGCGATGATCCTGCTGGCATCGTCGATCAGAACGGGGTTCGTGAAGCCAAACTCCTTGACCGATCGGGCGACCTGTTTGATTTGTTTGCGCGAATGGGTACGCGCGTTGCGGTTAGCGGGTTTGAGATCCGTGACGGATCTCATTTCGATTTGGGGAAAGCTTGGATTTTTCACGTGCAAAATTACTCGCTCTCAACGCTACAACGGACCATCACAATGACTGGTCCTTCAAGGTTTAAGCGAGAACGCAAGGCTGACCGCGTCCTCGCGCCAGCGAATCGCTGGCGCGAGACAATCGATACGATTCGCAACCCCTGCGTAATGTTTGCAAGACGAATTATTTTTGACCAAAAATATATTGGAAATCAATATGTTACAAACACAATTAGTTTTAGTAATGTCGAAAAGCGTTAGTGCCGCATTCGCGTAATACCCCGATTACGAAATCAGAACCATCTGAAGCGAGCTTCTCGGGGGTGGGAGCGTCTCTAAACGTATCGATGGCCTCGTCGCGTTCCGGGGTGCTGCGCAAATAGTAGGGGTTGCCGCCGCAGCCGGAGCATTCAAAGGTTTAGCACTTGCGGAGCGGACAAGGGCGTGTGCGCTGGATGCACTGCGTTGTTCTCGTAAGTTGCACAGGCAATAGGCGGAAATTCTGACCCACTTCAACAGATGGTTCCTTGGGTCGTCCTTCCCCCTTTCTTACCTTGCTTCCCTCCTAGTAGCGTCTCCAGATTCCAAAGACAGCTATGGCGCCGTTGTTCGCATAAGGCCGATTATGGGTATTGTCCGTCTAGTCCGTTGAGCGCGGCTTGGTCCTGACCCGGCTCGGTCAGTGTGATGCGGAACGATTTGTGTGGCCCCGTTCGTCGTTATTCATGGAATCGTGAGCTATCGCTCGCACGAAAGGCGCCCTGGAGGCACGAATGTTGCCCTCAGAGGCTGATCAATTGTACGAATTCAATGGAGCGCTTTGTTTGCGAAGGCCCGCTAACCGCGTTGGGCGGAAGCGATCGTGTTTACAAGGAGCATGGTGACTGTCATCGGTCCAACGCCGCCAGGAACGGGCGTGATGTGAGATGCCTTCTGCCTAACTCCTTCGAAATCCACATCGCCAACCAGGCGGCCATCCGGCAGCCGATTGATGCCTACGTCAACCACCACCGCTCCGGTCTTGACCATTTGCGCAAGAATAAGATTTGGCTTGCCCGCAGCCACGACAAGGATATCTGCAAGAATCGTAAACTGCGCAAGGTCGCGTGTTTTTGCGTGGCAGATACAGACGGTGGCATCCTGTTGCATGAGCATCAGGGCCATGGGCTTGCCAACAATGTTCGAGGCGCCGATGACGACGACGTTCTTGCCTTCCACGGCAATGCCTTCGTGCTCGAGCAACTTCACGACGCCATAGGGCGTGCAGGGTGGAAATACCGTGTCGCCGACCACGAGACCGCCGACATTGTAGAGATGAAAGCCGTCTACATCCTTCTCGGCGGATATGGCGCGCAGCACCTGTCCGGTGGCGAATTGTGAAGGCAGGGGCAGTTGCACCAGAATTCCGTGCACGGCCGAATCCTTGTTCAGTCGATGAATAGTGTCGACAACGAGATCGGGCTCCACATCAGCAGGAAAATCATACCGAAACGACTTGATGCCGACTTCGGCGCATGCTTGAATTTTGTTTCTTACGTAAACGGCGGAGGCCGGGTCCGATCCGACCAGCACAACGGCTAGCCCTGGGGTAATTCCTCGGCTGGCGAGATTTGCGACATCCCGTTTGCATTCAGCGCGGATTTTCGCTGAAACGGTAATACCATCTATAATCTTCGCGGTCGGAGCATGCATTTCAGCTGCGTCGTGTTGATTCAGCCGGGCTCACTTCTTTTCTGTCAGATCGTCCGTACGATGCTGCTTAATGAATGGCAAGGCGTGTACGTTCGCCCGAATAATTTTGACCGGCTCGTCGGAAAAGCCACCCCAGACCACCGAGAGTTCGGTTCCTGGCACCGCGAGGTCCTTGCGAATGCGCGCAAGTGAAATCATACGGCGAATGTTCGGGCTGTAGGTGGCGCCGGATGCCCATCCGACATGTTCGTCGCCCTGCAAAACTTTCAGGTAAAACATTCGAAATTGGCCATAGGGGAGGTCGGGCGGGGGTGCCGAAGGCTCGTCACGGAAGAGGGCAGCATACAGATCTGCCATGTCGTCGCTGTTCCACATCAAGCCCATGAGCTTCCTGGCCGGTCCGCCAGCTTCCTTTTCGCGGGCAAGCGCTTCGCGGCCATAGAAATCATGATTGTCGAGGTTGATGGTGTAACCCCAGCCGAGCTCGGCTGGTGAGCAGAAATGCTCGGTCAGATCCATATCGATGGCATCGACTTCTTCGTCACTAGCCCACAGCTTGGCAAACTTCTTGATGTTCTCACCTTTCATTCGGGCCGGCAGGAAGTCACGAATGACGGTCGCAATGCCGGTTTCCGTGTGGCCGACAAGCTGCGTCTTGAAGCCCAGCTCGCGCAGACCGAAGTCACTGCCAACGCGGCGCAGCTCGCGCCATAATTCATGCGCTTTGCCGGTATCGGTGCGCATCATGAATTCGTAACCGACTTCGCCTGTCACACCCTGGCGGCCAATGAGTACGTTCTCGCCGAGGATTCTCGTCATGCGCCAGCGCGAGAATTTGAGATCCTTGAAATCCTCGCCAGTGATCGCTTCCAGAATGTCCGTCGCTCGTGGACCTTGCAGTGCGTAACACGTATAGTCCGGTGTTACATCCTCAAGTGTGATATCGAAATCGGTCAGCTGGATGATTTGCGGCAGCCAGCTCTGGGCCCCGGATTGTGTGAACATGTACTCGTGTTCTCCGAGGCGGAGTGTCAGGCCTTCGATCGCAACCTTGCCGTCTTCATTCGTCATCGGCGTATACATGATCTGGCCGATCTGAATGCGGCTGATGTCCTTGACGGTCGCGAAGTTGAGAAAGCGGCCGGCGTCCGGACC